CCCGACGCCATAGGGGGTGTTATGAGACACGTAGTCTTCGTTGATGAGGTAAGATTCATCGTTTTCAACGCAAATATCATAAATGGTGTCGTAATACTTCCTGACTACTTTCAGCTTAGAAAGGTAGATACTTGTACATCTTTTACCAGATACAATACGTTGAATATATGGTTTGTTCAGCTTAACTCCGAACTTATCTTCAACCTCTTTAGATATCTTCTCTAACACTCCATAATAGTAACCAAGTTCTTGATAACGATACCTTATGTAAGCTACTACTCTTAAGTCGTAGTTGAATCCACCTTTCAGCTTAGACCCAAGCTTCATGCCATAAGAGTATTTTGCAGCTTTTTGACTGTTCTCAGCTACTGTAACTATCTGGAGATTGGTTACATAGTTGTCTGAAGGATTGTTGTTAATGTGGTCAACTACATATCCTTCTGGAATTTCTCCTAAGAATACTTTAGCCACCAGATTGTGGACACATATCTTTTTCTTTTGACCCTTATTCCACAACCTTATATTTAGGTATCTCTCCCTATTATTACAAGGTCTTGGTAACTTCTCTACCCTCGTCCCATTCTTTACAATGAAGATTCTTCCCCAGTTGGAGACTTCATAGTTTGGATAACCAGGTATGGGTTTGCATATCTCTTTCTTGGGTTTTACGGTTACTGGATTCTGCTCCAGACCGCTTATACCAGTATGATAGAAGATAGCAGGTATATCTCGTTTGATTATCTCTGAAACAGGTAACCAACCTTCAAGAGTATACAACTTATGTTTTGGAGTACATTTAATAACCCTACCTTGTTCATTGTGAACTTCCCAGGTTTTCAGTACACCCTTGTTTACAGAACCAAGTACTCTCTGCCACTTTCCGGTATGTGATAATACTCTCAACCCGAGATGAGATATATCCATCTTACCAAAGGTCTTAGGACATATAGAATCAACTCTGAAAGGTCCATCTTCACCTATTATCTGAGTGTCACCCGTGATACATGAGTTTACTATAGCAGCACCACCAGTTGATAGAGTAGGGAAGGCTGATGCCCAGATAGTTGAAGCCCATCTTACGATTGCTGCTTCATCAATCACCAACAACGACAAAGATTCAGAACGACCAGCTTGGTCAGAGGTTGGAATAGATTCTATTACAGAACCATTTGCAAACTCTATAGTTGATACAGAACCGAACTCCCCTGCACGACCGTTAATGATAGGCTCTTGCAAGTATGAAGGAAGGTTCTTGTACATGAATTTAATCTTCTTTAGTACCTTCTTTGCTACGGTGTCCTTGATTGAGATAATGTTTATCTTCTTGTTAGGATGATACATTGCTAACCAAAGACAGTAGAGAGAGATTAGCTCAGTAATACCAGCCTGACGAAACTTTAGGATGATATTGAACCTGTTGAGCATGAATTGGTATAGCACTGCCTTCTGAAAAGGATAAAACAAGAACTTTACCATACCCAACACGGGGTTTATCACGTAGCAGAAAGTAGAAAAGAAGAAAGGGTCTTTCATCACCCGAACCAATGTCTTAAGTTGTTCTGGTGTAAGACTTGCATCTTCAACTAATGTCTTCTTTCTTGCCATGTCAGAAATTGTATGAAATTCTTAGGTACGGGTCGAGACCTAAATTATCCCGAAGTTTAGGATAATAGTTGATATTCAACCCGGCTTCATAATTAAATTTACTGGTATTGTATTTCAAGCCTAAATCCAAATCATGGAAGTTATGTACTGGTCGTATGGTATACTGAGCTACTGGATTAAATCTTTTTAAGAAAGATGTTTTCTTATGGGTTAATTTACCATCCAGGTAGTTATATTGATAACGAAAGTAATTAACTGAATACTCCTCAGTAATAAGCTTACAATCAGTATTGAATGTAGTGATAGATAGTTTATCACCACCAGATAGTATTTGCAACAACTTAGGAGCTTGGGGATAATTGGTCAAGAACAATTCATTGTATTCAATTTTAGTTGAATCTTTCTGAATGATAGTGACCACTCTATCAACATATTCTATTCGTTCAATGGGAACAGAATCAACCCGATATAGGAACACCATTCGGGGTAATTGAATCTTATGGAATTCAACTTTGGGTACAAATGGATTATTAACCACAACAGTATCAACCCGACGAGAAGAATTTTTAAGGTCATGACTTAATTCAGAATTTCGGTTCCATAACCAGAATATTGTTAAGGCCATAAATATGAAGGCCGAGGTTAGGATTACATTTTTCATGGTTCAGGGTTTATGAAAACAATTAGGGGGGATTATAGGGGGGTTAAAGAAAGTAAATCTTAAAACTAATACTTAAAAGCTAAGTACTCCAGCAAGCTGGAGGTTATTTTCGTATTTTTCTAAAGAAAAATACTCAATAACTGCGCATATACGTACGCGATAGGGGATATTCATTTTGATATTAGACCAGCCTTTTGTAAACAGGATTTTAACCACAATGAATTCTCATATACGGCACCCTTAGTTAGGGTATTTCTCCCTTTATTCAACCAATAAGTCGGATTAGCATTGTCAAAATATACCTTGAATGATTTGGGAAAACCCATAATCACCCTATATTCATCAAGTCCCATTATTCTACCGTGGGGATTAAATTGCCTTGATGAAGGTCTTACGGTTAATGGGTAGCTCTTTTTCTTATTTCGATATACTCCAGGAAGAGTCTTCATCTTTTGAGTTCTCATGGGCCATTTGTAATCATTTTTGAACTCAGTTTTCCATAGCTTTCTCACTTGAGCTACTGTCAAAGTAGTTTTTGACTTATCTGCATAATGATACATGGCCAATTTTTTATCGTCAGCTTCTCTATAGTTTATGTCTCTCCTTACTCCTTTCTTCAGTTGACACAGATTTTTGGGTTTAGTAACTCTAAAAGTATGATCAAAGATCTGAGGATTGATCTTGGAGTCTTTTCTGACTCCTATTAACACCAAACGTTTCCTACTTTGTTGAGAATTACCAAATACCGTAACGGAGTGACAGTGCACTATAAGTTTGTAATCGGGTAAATTATGTTCCCATTCCCCGATAGGGATAAAATCTAGAAGTTTTGGGAGGTTCTCAAGCATAAATATTGCTGGTTTGAACTTCTTAATACTAGAAAGATACAGATTAAGAGTAACATCTTCCCGGGGTTTGCCCAGGGATTTTTTCCTGGAATATGAGAATACCGAGCTATGCCCACATGATGGAGAGCCGAGTATTAGGTCTATTTTGGAAGTTTTTACCTCTTCCAGTGACTTTACAAACGGTATATCACCAAAATTAAGCTTCCATTGCTCTTCTTTTTTGGAATGGAATACTGCTCTGGGTTCTACATTAGCTATAAGATGTTCCTTAAACTCAAAAAGAAGCGCTCCTTGGGCTCCACAGATACCTAAGACATTCATTGAAAATAGAATTTTATAATATATACCGGAAGGTCTTGCAAAGACTACTTTAATATACAAATTTAATATCAAAACTACATGAAAGTTGGTGATTTATTACTGGTAACAGGTCCTGCCTTCTTTGAAAAGACGGCAATTAAGGAGAGGAAAAAGGGGGTTTATACTCTCGAGAATGGTATTAAGACAGATAGAGATCTCAATCCTATCAATTCTAAGTATCAAATCGAGGTTTTTAACGAAGAAAAGTATAAAACTCTGGTAGCACAGAGAACTTTGAACCATGATTTGGAGAAATTGGCCGCTATCAACAAGAAAGGGATTAAAAATCCTGATATAATCCGGTATGCAGCTGCCAAAATCAGTCGTATTATCGAAAAAATAGAAGGAAAATGATACGTTTCTTATTACATTGGATTACAGTAAACGTTATTAGTTACTCTGCATATTGTGGAGGTATGACTTGGAAAGCTTTGAAAGGAGTAAACAAGGAATATGAAGGTAATGAATCTTGGTCCAAAGGTAAGAAAGAAACTATTCAAACACTCATAATTTGTATCACCATCATAATAATCATATCATGTCTGATATCTTAATGACTGCTAATCCTGCTCCGGCTTGGTTGGGTTATACCCTTTTAGTGTTCTACACCCTCGGATTTATCTTCTGCCTATTTATCAGAAGTGTAATCGAAGAAACTCCTCTTAAAAAAGCCTCCAACCCAGTTAGATATGGAGTTTTATTCCTTATATGGGCAGTTAGTCCGGCAGTAATAACTGGATTATTTATACTAACCCTCAAAATTCTTTTCAAGAATGATACTCGAGTTAAACGACATTGAAATAATTTTAAGGAAAGCCAGTGATGAAGAGAAGCAATCCATTCCGGTTTGGGATGCTTATATAGAGAAAGTAATCATAGACGGGAATATTCCTTCCCTTTTACGGGATAAACTCACTGGTAAGATAAATAATCTTACTCAGGGATTCACCCAAAAGTTCAGTGGTCAATTAAAGGGTAATATTGAAAATGAGATATTGTCCTTAGAGGAATATGTATACCGTAAACATGACCTAACCTTTACTAAGCTAAGAGTAGTAAGAGAACATTATTCATTAAGAATAACTACAGCTAAAGGTCAAACATTCGATATTTGGGAACCTTAATAAAAATATCTATATGTCAGTAAAAGTTTATACTCCGGGTCAGTTCTATGCTGCTGGTGGAGTAGTAGAGGAAATGTTTTACCAAGAAGTTGGTAGAACAAAGAAGTACTTAAGGAAGAGAGTTGGTTTTGTACGTTCTTTTAAACAAGTAATCAAGAATCTAAAGGACGAAGCTTGGAGAAAGTTTCATTACATGAAAGCTAACGTTAGAGGGGTAGATTATACCTTGGTATATGACCCCGATAATGAGGAATACCCCTATCTTTTCGTAGAAACCAAGTTCTACTTCAAACAAAAGGCCAAGGTTAAAGAACCAGACCAAAAGTAGTAAATGTAATCACACAAAAGAGGTCAGATAAATACTGACCTCTTTTCCCTTTTATATTATTTCAAGCTGTGGTATTGATAAAAAAGTATTCCTTTAGATGAGATAGTAACGGTGACTATGGCTCTAGTTTGGTCGTTGTTAACGAAACCTTCTCCAATGGGTTGATTACCGTCTACAGAATAACTATGACTAAAGTGAAACTCTACTCTTGAATTATTAAATCTGAACCCCGTGGATATGGCTTTCTGTTCATATTGACCACCATAATCTTGACTATCTACTATCATAATGCCATCTATCTGTTCATTTTTAACTTGATTGTAGATAGTTATCAGTTCAACTGTAGATAGTACATTGGTCATCCAACTTCCCATATCAGTGCTTGGTAAGGGTAATTTTGCGAATTTCATATCATCTTCTTCTATTATGATTGGTACGTTTTGAGAATGGAATCCTAACATAGCCGTATTGTATGTGTTTAATGGTAAAAGTATATCTTAGAGATATACTTTTAATCCATAAACCATACGATATGAGTTTACTTTTATTTCACCAAGGTAATGTACCTATAATCGAAGATGATATGAAATTTGCAGAAATTAAGTTAGAGAACAACAAGACATCGGGTAAAAGCTGGGCATTCATTGGGTTTGTTACTGAGAAGGATGTACTCTCCCAAATTGTAGTGGACCTCATCTATAGTAGGATAGATGGTATTAAACTGGTAATGGACCTGACAGCTTTCCAAAGTTCAAGTTCTTCAAAAGGAACCCACATTGTAGGGTTTCCCTATTACCATTTAGACTTTGACAATCAGAAGCTGACTATAAAGGTAAATAACTCCGGTATACAAATGCCAACAGACGACCAATCACAGATAATAGACTACATTACCATATATGCCAATGGAAATTTAGATATCCGGTTATTAGATAAGCAATAATCCTAAGATGGGCTCACTACCAAGGGTCCCTCTTATTGTGTGTATACCTTGATACCGAAACGATATCTTCAGGTCTATATCCCTTAAATTCATGAATACTATGTTAAAGGTTTTATTTCATATCCTTTTCTTCCTTATTGGATTCACACTTACATTGGGAATAATGGGTGGGGTCCTTTGCTCGTTGCAGAAACATTCTAGTAAATTATTACAAATAATAGGTGAGTTATTCATATTCGGAATAATTTGCATTCTGGTAGTCACTCTTACAATAGTTATAATTAAACCCTATGCCTAATCATGGAACAGAAAGAAAAGAATAAGATTATCCTGGAATGGATAACCAAAGCTAAGGATGTTTATGTGAATACCATTATTAATTGTGGAATGTGCAAGTCATTCAAATTGGCTATATTAAGGGATTCAGAATTAGAGAAGTCTTTGATTTGTATCTTACAGGATATGGGACATGAGTCAGAGATACTTGATGGTAAACTATTGTATAATCCTGAATGGCCTTTTATACTTATCCCTGAATTTAACTTTGAGTTCTTGGGTGGAGATAAAACTACTGAGGCTTATAGGGAAGTTCAAAACCATAAGTTGACCCTTCGAGAAATATTTTGGTGGAGCAAGTGGGATAGTGAAGTAAGGGTTAAGGCTTTTGATAGACTTATAGGGATATATAAGGCTAAATCATAGGCCTTATAATTGGAGCCAAAAAATATCCCGGAAAAATTTTATGAAGAGCCTTTAGATGGGTTCTTCATTTTGTGTAGGGAGAGGGGGGATGTGGCATGTGCCTTTCAGGAAGAGCTTAAGGAGAGGTTTCTTTGGGAGCTGGCAGTAAAAAGGTTTTGGTACCTTAAAGAGTCTTATCACGAGGTCTTCAAAAACATCTGGCAGTAAAAGGGGGCCACGGTGTCCCTATCGCAAAATTAAATTTTATTAAAAATAGGGGACAAATTTTGTCCCCTATTCGATTTTATTTACTTGCTTTCTTTTTCATTCATTGCAAGTAAGAAATTTTTGATTGTGTCCCTTTTTTCTGTATTTGCATTTGCATCGACGATGCAATTTGCATTTATATATACTTGCTTTGCATATTCTTGCCATGCTTTTTTTAGTGCTTTCCTTTTTTCTATATTTTTATTGCTTGCAATAAATTCTGCTATGAACGCATCTAACTTTTTACGCAACTTCATTCGCAGATTCTTTTTTTCTTTGTCGGTTTTACATTCTGCAAAGATTTCTTTTTTGTAGATGCTTTTTCTTTCGTTGGTCGAAAAAATTTCGTTGCCGATTGCTAAAATTTCATTTGCTTTCATAGTAGTAAAATTTTTAATTGGTTTAACTTTTATTAGTTCTTTTCTGTATTACAAATATACAACAAATATTTTCAATTACAAAATTTTAGACATAAATTTTGATTATATTTTCCTATAATAGAACAAATTAGGATAAATATTGCCTATTAGGGAATTAGGGTGTTAAGGTAGGTGGGTTTAATGGTAAGTTGAGTATAAGGTTATTGTTGGTGGGATGGTTTGTTGGTATAAGGTTGGATTGAAATTAGGCCTTAGCTGGCACCTTTGGGTACCTCAACTCCTCGGGTTATGGCCTTTAATGTTCCTTTTCATTTTCGGCCTTGGTCCTTGGGAATCTAGAACTATATAATTTTATAACTAAGTAAACTTATATTCCGTAAGTACTAAGTTTCTATGATATGCCCCTACTTGCAAATGGGAACACTTTATTTTGCATTGCACTTTAGGAAAATTTTGAATACAGGGTTGGGATTGGTGCCAAGAGGTGCCTGCATGGCCTATAATATAAAAGGCCTATAAGCCAAGCCACTAAAAGCGATATAAGGCCTTAACCCTATACATATCTAAAAGGCCCCCTATAAGGTAGGCCTAAGTTTAGGTTTAACCTGGGTTTATTCCAGGTAGGATATATTTAGGAGAATAAGCCCGTCGGCGATATTTGATGAGGTTATTCGGATAGAGCCCAGGTCTGAGTTAAGTTCGAAGTTGAGTTTTTCGATTATGGGAGTTTCGAAGTCCCGGTCGGATTCCTGGTAGGAGGTATCCAGGATAAGGGAGGTGATTTCGGCACCGTGGGCAGAATCGAGAGTCCAATTGTGAGAGTGATAGAAGGAGAGTTCCTCGGGTTGAGGGAGAAGGTCGGTGAGGGTTTGAGCAATTTGGGAGATTGCAGGGAGTGCAGAGTTGAGCATGGAGAAGGTTGCAAGTTGGTTTTGCAGTTGGTTCTCAATTTGATTTTTAATTTGATTTGCTTTCATAATTGTAAGAATTAAATATTAGTTATTTCTTTTTCTACATTACAAATATAATCATAATATTTAATATACACAAATTAAATATTAGGGCCTTCAAGTGGGCCTAAGGTTTATGGCCACTATAAGGCACCAGAGGGTACCCAGGTTGAATCCCTAAAGGCCTTATAAGCTCATAAATAAAAAAGGCCTGGGTTGGCAGGCCTAACAGAAAAGAGAAATGAAAGCAAATAGGTGGGCCAACCCCCACCTATGCCAATGTCTCCATATAGGTTATATACATTCCCAAATCACTATCCGCAAAGGTTAATGCAATCCCAGCCCGGTTCGAAGTTACCATGGTAATCCCGTTACCAACTTCGTTTACCTTGTAATCACCTTGAACATATTCCTTGAATTGCTCGGTTAACCTACCGGTTAAATCCTGGCTTGCCTCGCATAACTTATCAATCCCATCATAATCCTCGTTATACAGAGTCGGATTATATTCCAGGAACATAGCCTGCCAACTATCACCACTGCGAGGGTTAAACTCCTGGGACATACCCGGAATAAAATACGAAGCCCCGTTACCTGCCTCGTAAGCCTTATCCTTAATTAACCCCTTAACCGATGCAATTAAATCAAATCTTTTCATAACCTTAAAATTAGTTAATTATTATTATACTGTATTACAAGTATAATATAATTATACTATATATGCAAATTAAAGATGAAGGCCTTTGAAGGTTAGATTTTATCGACCTCCAAACCTTCCGGACCCATATTCAGGATATAACCTGCCTGAATCAAATTATTAACTACCGAGGGTACACATTTCTTAATATGCAACCTGAATTCCGATTGGCCCATATACCCTACGAAGTTATCCTTGGGAGTATTGATTGCCAATTCGGTGGAATGGTGTTTGGAGATAATTTCCAGGGCAGTGGTAAAATCTTTAGAATTAAGCATGGCCTTAAATGTTTTGGGGTTTATTATTTATCTTTCTTTATACAAATATAAGAATAATATATAATATATGCAAATAAATATTCTGGGCCCTCATTAGGCCTTGGGCCCTTAATCCTAAAGGCCACTAAAAGCTAATCCTTATATAATATAAAGGCTATATTAAGGTACCTTAACCTACCATAAAAGGCCTTAAAAGGTACCTTAAATGTGCCCTAACTAAGCCTTAACTTGAGAAATCAAATCTCCAATACTCTATTCCTGGCATATCGATTTTAGACACCTGTTCCAAAATCCCCTAAAATACTCGCATATATATATATAATATAGATTGTATTCTTTAGGGATTGGGATTAAGGCCCTTAAAGGCACCTAAGTGTACCAATGAAGTTATTCATCTATTCTCAGATATAGACCTGTAGAGAGGCTATAAGTCTCTTTATCGAAAAGGCCTTAGCTAAGGGCCTTAACCTTACCTTAAAAGACTTATGATTATATATAATATAGACTTGATTGAGATGGGATTTAGGGTACCTTAAAGGCTGCCTTTAGGGCTCTCTTTGGGTCTTAGGGCCCTAAGTCTGGTTAGCTACTACGTATAGTAACAAAGATAGCTCCAGAGCTCTTAGGGTACACAGTAAGGCCCTACCCTTGCCTTAACCAAAATTTTTTCCTCACCCCGATTTTATGGCCCTTGGACTTTTTCGTCGTCCGGACCCGTATTACCGACTGCCTGTTAACTTTTGCCCTATCTGAACACACAAATAAAAGGCCTCTAAGATAAAAGCCAACCTTAAAAGCCTTATATGATTGATGATTATAAGTATATGTATTTATATAAGGGCTTATATATAGGATGATGTTATGGATATTTGATTTCTTTTGTGTTTTGGGGTAGAGGGTATTAGAATCCTGGCTTTAGGTTGAGATGCCTTAATACTTCCCTTAGTTCGGAATCTGTATAAGCCTTTGCCTTTTGGATTGGGATGTTGTTATGGTTTGAGGCTATGATGATGGCCTTTTCTTTTGATACCTTAATTGGTTTTCTTTGTTTCATAGGTTATTCTTTGGTTGTGGGCATATCTTCTTTTTCTACCCAGATTTTATCTATGGTGGTTCTATGGAACTTGCCTTCGGTATTTAGGATTATGGCCATTTGATAACCTGAACCACAGTGCCAATGTTGGATATATCCTTTGTATACAACATCAGTGTAAAGCCCAGTATCTTCATCCCTTTCTTGACTGGTGTAATGTACTAAAATGTCTTTCATAGCTTTATTTGGATTTAGGGTAGAACTTATTCTTGAGAGCGGTGTAATTCCTTGTAGAGTTCAGATAACTTTGCATTGAGTTGATTCATTGAGAGATCTCTTAATTCTCTGGATTCAGTGCATTTCATAGTATAGATGATTATGAGTAATAAGTATCATCTGCCCAGTTTTCTCCTACGACATCCTGGATGTTTTGGATTTTCTTCTGGGATTGGTAGGAAGTTCTTTCCATTACAGAAGGTATAGCATCCTCCTCCCTCTTCTAAGGGTCTCTGACATTTTGTGCAGATATGGGTTGAATTGGATTTAGGTTTCATGATTAGTATTTTATTTGGATGATTACCCAAGAAACTATCAGTATTACAGCTACCAGGATTATCCATTCCAGTAATGCTTGCAATAATAACTTAAGTGTTTTCATATCCAGCTATCTTTGAGTTACTAGATTGGGTAGTAGCAGCGGATAGAGATGATACCTCCGTGATTGCGGATTACCCATGTTTGTTCGTATTCGAAATAATCCAGAGACTCGTAAATATCGAATACTGATTCCAGTTCTGTATTTGTACCACCAAATATTTCCGTACCCGGAGCCGGTGTGAAGGTGAAAGTATGATGACCACCATACTGATTGTTTCTGGTCTCTATCTTAGTGAGGAGCATACCATATCTCCGGAGAAATTCCCTGAATGTGCATTGGAAATACATTTCGGGGTCTGTCATGCCTTGTCTTTTGCACCATCCGTGAACTTTCTTCAGGAGGTATAAGTAATTGTCTGATTGTTTTTTCATGGCCTTAATTTATTTAATTAATTATTATCTTATTTCCTATATACAAATATAGCAAATATTTTGTAATTATGCAAATAAATATTGAAGGCCTTTACCAGCGTTCGTCTTCGATAGTGATGCGAATGTGGACATTTTGTTGAGGATGCTCCTTTAACCATCTCTCAATCTCTCCAGCCCTTTCGAGACTGTCGATATAGTCTGGAGCTAAAGCCTTAACTGTTTCATAAGGTAAGCTCCCATCGGGATTTATCCAGGGTTTAGCAGGTGGCTCTTTTTCCTGGTTTTTATTCTCGATTACTGCCATAATAACTACAATTAGAACAATGGCAATAGCTAACCACATGAATATGATTAGAGTACTGCCTTCTGAGTTTTTGTCTTGAGTTTTCATGAGACTTTATCTTTTAGTTGAACATTGTGAGCTGACATGAGTTCAGCTTTTGACATGAACTCTTTCATGTGACTCTCTTTAATGAGAGTGAGTACCTTCTCTCCTGTCTTGGTGTTGACCATCATTGTGGGAAATACTTTAGACATCTTGGGAAGTCCATCTGGACCTGGTTCTAAGTCTTCTATCAGCATTATTTCTGCTTCCGAGTTTAATGCCAGTATATACGGAACCAATTCAAACATTTTCATAACTTTGATTTTATGATATCTCTGATACCTATTAACTTTAGCTTTTGTTCAGGAGTTAAATCAGAGTCTTTCATTGCTTTATTTACTTCGGCATACAGCTCCTGCATCTTTATCCTGTAGAGAGGTCCTTTGATATGCTTGCATACCCAGTTGTATTCTCTACATATTTTATTAATTGAACTCATGCCCTGATGGTTATTACTAATCCCAGGTTGCAGCTCCCCACCAGTACTTCATCATCCCCAGTGGAGAGAATCTCCTTTATTTGAGTCATTGCTCCTCGGAAACTCATTTTGACTGCTCCCTCCATTTCATTGAACTTGACCAGGAGTGTATGCTTATATGACTGAGGAATCCGATCCTGGTCATATTTAATCTCTACTTTATAATCGTAGAGTTCCAACCCCAGTCGGGAATCTAACTCTTCTACCATTCCAAGGTAGGTGTCTTGGATTGCTTCCTTGATGCAATCAACCTCTTCCTCATAAATCTTCCCTAACTTGTAGGACTCCTTGAGACCCGTAAGCATAACCTTTTTATAATCTTTCATAATATTAGGGTTTTATCCTTTTCTTATTACAAATATAATGAATTAAATTTATATTTGCAAATAAAAAATCATCGGTCCGAGAATGGTATACCATAGTTTTCGAAGGCATCTTTAGCCTCCTGAGGTAAATATCCGTGTTGTTTGGATGCAAGGTATACTATACCATTGCAATCGATTACTACCCCGGTGATAGTATGTTCAAAAGGCCATGTAGGCTGAACTGCGACCATTACTGGTGCCTGAGGGTCCATTTCTGATAAAGTTCCTATCAGATCTTCGACGGTGTAAGTACTGTTATATCTCATGTGATTAAAGTTTTAGTATATCGTTTGGTCGATAGTTCTTTCTATTATTGTTTCCCGGGTATCTTTTACCCGGTCAATTAAGTATGCCTTAGCAATACTCTCATCGGTTTCGTCTACCCATTTGGCTATATCAACCTTTCGAGTGAGTTCCACTTCCATGTCATGAGCTACATGGATAGTTTTGTATTGATGGTGATTCTTTAAGTAGAACCAGATAATCAGTTTATATCTTTCTGTGCCATATTTTTGATGGTTAGAAGGTGAAATCAATGTAAACTTCCTTGTTACCTTTACGGAGTACTTCATGATTGGTATCTGCCCATTTATAGGTACTGTAGGCTTTTGCTTCAGGTATGTATTCTCCTCGGACCCATACCTGAGATTCCCGGGGCTCTTCGATTGAACTAAGGGTAAAGTATTCTCCCCTTTTCAGGTCCTTAATTGTTTTCTTTTCCATACCTTAATTATTTTGGGGTTTATTATTTCTTTTTCTTTATACAAATATAAGAATAATATATAATATATGCAAATAAAACTTCTCGGCATTGGGATGTAGAAAGAGATTCTAGAAACTTTATCTCCTATTTAGGTCAGTTTTATTAGTAAAACAAAAAAGACCTCTAGAAAAGAGGTCTTAATGGTCCTTTATTTATTAGGCCTTAGCTGGTATGAGAACCGGTTTGTAATAGATATCTCCTTCTGGTATGAGAGGATGTTTTAACAGCTCGAATTCCAGGGCTGAAGTATCTGGGAACTCTACGTGGATACATATACCGGAATATACTTTCCACCCGGGTCTGTCTTTGATATCATCACTGAATAGGCTTATGATATCTATCCGTACTTTGTTCTCCACTGGTTTTGTACCGAACAATTTATTAGTAAAGTTGAGTACTATATCTTTGATAGTGGGGTAATACTTCGGGTCGTACGTTTGGTACATTGAGTGGCAGTATAGTCTGCTTGCCCAAATTAAAAGGTCTATTTTCTTATTAATGTGCATAGTTATAAAAAAGTTAACGTTACATGATTTTGTCGAATACAAAGTATTTCCCGTTCTCCTCGGGAGTATGAGAGGGGAAATGATAAAGCCCTTTACTGAAGTCTCTATTTATGGTAGTTACTGTACGAAGAGTTCCTTCTTCATTATCCACCACATCTGATATCATACCCAAGTTTATAAGCTTATCGGTATCGAATGCTCCTAATAGCATTCCGGGACAAATATCATCCATGACTTGCATACCGATATATTGTCCATCTTCTGATATGGTATCTACATATTTACCATTCTCTACATACTGGAATAGATTGCACCAACCCGTGATAGTATGTATCTTTATTTTAGTTGCACAGGCTGATGCGGATAGAGTTACTTTGCTATTAGTACATAACCAACCCTGACGATTTACTTTTTCATCAGTGAAGACAATATCTTCCTGATAAGGAGAATAAGGTAACCCGAATACTTTAATCTTCTTACCTTCGTTGATAAGTTGATTGATTTTGGCTACCACTTTGGTTGCAGTTAAAACTTCTTTCATAGTAGGTGTCTGTGTTATAGATTGAACTGAATTTCTGCTTTATATCCTGGCTCTAAACTCCCTGCCGTAAAGGGTATACCCAAATAATGAGGATATGGATTATGCCAGATGTTGTGGTTAGATAGTTGTTCAGAAGCTTCCTTGATATTATCTTCTCCCGAGATATAGAATCTTATCTCTTTCTCATTGGCCGAAACTACTTTGAGAAACCCTGTACAGTTAATGTAACTGTAACATTCCGAGCTTTAATTATTAAGTCCATAACCTTTATTTTTATCTTTATACAAATATAAGAAATTTAATCTAATTTTGCAAATAAAAATCAAAGGTTATCTTCGAGTTCTGGGTCTATTTCTTCGTAGTCTATTCCCTCTTCGATTTCTCGTCTGATTTGGTGATGGTCTTCTTCAAAAGCTTTTAAGGCACCCTGGTAGTCTCCTGTTACGCTATCCAATTCGGCCTTTTTGAGAGTTAAGCCCTCTTTATCTCCTCTATTGCCCTCTTGTTTTGTTGCAACAACAACTGGTAATTCTTTGAAGTCATACTGATTTTCTACATATTCTAACTCTTTTATACCACCCTTGTCAGCAAGCTCTTTTTGAATCATAGACATGGCTATATCACGGGTTAATACTGGTTCAGACTCACCCGTATTGTTGAATTGATTGTTCTGTTGGTTGAAGATATTTACAGTACCGCCACCAGACACTGCCCGTACCAAACTCTGAAGAGAGGTTGTAGATTGCTGCTTTAATCCTATGGCTTTATTGACTTCTGCAGTTATAAATGGAGCATATCTTCCACCTTGAGAATCCCGAAGTATTTGAACCTGTTGACTTATTTCCATACGGTCCTCAAGTGCCCAGCCTATGCAAGCCCCCATCAGAGAATCAGCAATTTCATCCATCTTATTACGGTCAAATAGGCCGTTGTCTAGAAACGTTTGTTTCATCTGCATCTGAATAATTGACGGTTCACATTTTAGAAAATCTGAGAGCTCATTTACTGAATAAACCCTTGCCCACAATCTCCCATTGTTTACTATCCAGGTATGAATAATGAACTTGGTCAGATTCTTAAGAGCTTCATTATCTCCAGTATTAGCTTGTAAGGCTAACTGGGTTATCCCTAACCCCCTTGGGAATCGTGGAACTATCTTCTGTTCTTTCATGGTGTTTAATTTTGGTATCTAATAGTTAATCCTGATAAAAATATATAAAAAGGCCCTGTTGTGGCAAGGGCCTTTTTGAACTAACTCTTTGATAGTCAGGTTGCTGGATCATCTGAATAGGCTTACCTTCAATTTTGATGAGCTTATTGACAGTTGAAATTCATTTACTTGATTTTCGAACTTAAGCTGGTTACTCAGTGTCAAAAGTCTTGAATATAGCTGGTCTACATGTTTGGGGTAAATTACCTCTATAGTAACTGAATTTAATCTATACTCATAACTCAAATCTACCTCTTCTTCTCCGGCTGCCCTGTATGATGTCAGGATATTATCCGTTACCATAACAGCCAAGGTTAAAAATGTCCTCATCAAATCTTAGTAACTTTAGAGTCTTGTATTATTAGGATTTACTTCTTTCCCTTTGCTTTAGTAGCCTTTACCTTGCCCTCCTTGGCCAAATTTTGGGCAACTCCGTAGGCAACTACGGCCTCCAATATTGGCCTCAT